AAATTTAAAACGTATGGCTGCGGATCGGCTATCGCGAGTTCGAGCCTTGTCACAGAGTGGCTCAAAGGCAAAACACTCGACGAAGCAGGAACAATCAAAAACAAAGAAATAGCAGAAGAACTGGCATTACCCCCAGTAAAGATACATTGTTCAATTCTAGCAGAAGATGCTATCAAAGCAGCGGTAGAAGATTATAAGGCTAAACATGTTAACAGTAACTGAGTCAGCGCAGACTAAGATTTTTGATATTTTAGCAGAAGAAAACAATCCTAAATTAAAAGTTAGGGCGTTTGTTCAGGGCGGGGGCTGTTCTGGATTTCAATACGGATTCACTCTAGACGAAGAACAAAACGATGATGACTTTGAAATCAACGGTATATTAGTAGATTCTATGAGTATGCAATATATGTCTGGCGCTACTATTGACTATAAAGAAGACATTCACGGCAGTCAATTTGTTATATTAAACCCTAATGCTGTTACTACTTGTGGCTGCGGCAGCAGTTTTTCAGTATGATAAGAGTGACTGATAGAGCTAAAGAAAAAATCACCCAACTGTTAAAAAATCGAGGTAAAGGTGAAGGCATACGCATAGGTGTAAAAACTACCGGATGCAGTGGTTTAGCCTACACATTAGAGTATGTAGATCGATATGAACCCGAAGCTGGTGTAACTAACTTTGCTCAAGAAAAATTTATAGTCCTAGTTGATCAAAAATCGTTAGCTTATCTCAGTGGGTTAACTGTAGATTGGGTTCGAAACGGCCTCAACGAAGGCTTTGAATTTATTAATCCCAACGAAAGAGATCGTTGCGGATGCGGTGAATCGTTTAGAATTTAGACACTGGTAAATCTAAACTCGCTGGCATATCCCATATTTGTTTACGCTCAACTCCCTTTCGTTGAGCAAATCTTTTAGAATCGCAATTTGCGCAACAATGAAAATAGTTGTTGCTTAATCTTTTTCTATCCACATGTTTGAGATCTCTCTCAAATTGTTCTCCGCAATTGTCACAGAAAAACATTGCTAGCGTTTTTTTACGCATATAGGTATGCGTCGAACCTAACTTACTGGTCCTAGTATATTTAGATTCAATAATAGATGTTTTCACGAACATAGTGTATTTACATCCGGCTTATAAAATTTTCCGATAAATAAACAAGCAACTGCTCATTCTAGGAAGAATTATGGCAAGAAAAGTTATTGATATAGGTTCGGTTGGTAATGACGGAACCGGTGATAGTATTAGAGACTCGTTTCGTAAAGTAAACGACAACTTTAGAGAACTGTATAGTTCGTTAGGTCTAGGTGAACGATTAACTTTTATCGCACTAGACGATACTCCAACTACGTATGTTGGACAAGAAAATGCTGTTTTAGCTGTTAATAGAACTACAGATGGTTTAAAATTTAAACAGATTTCAGCTGGAACTGGTATTGTTATCGACAACGTTACCAACGAAAGTGAAATACGAATCAGCACACAGTTTAGTGAAATATCTGGAGATCCAAGTCCACAGCTCGGCGGCGATCTAAGTGCTAGGTCAGGTGGTAACCAATGGCGTATTCAAGATTTAGATATACCTGTATCTGCAGACGAGGCAGCTAATAAACAATATACCGACACTAAAATTTCTAAAGCAGGTGTCGAGGCTATAGATCCAGCCACAGGATTAGAAAATCCATCGTTTGGTAGAATGACTGGTCCGTTAATTCTATCTAGAAATCCTGAACCAGAAGACGATTCAATTTATGGCGGATTAATTGCTGCTACTAAAGCATACGTAGATAACTCTTCTTTTGGTTCTGTATCTAACTTATATGTAGCACTTTCAGGACAAGACGATCGTCCAGGTGTAAGTCCTGCACTACAAGGTCGTGCTCTAGCATATGCATTTAGAACTTTAGAAGCTGCTCTTAAAAAAGCAGAAGAAATACAATTAGAAGCTAGACAAGAATTAGGTCCTTATCAGAAATTATTAACCTTTAACAACGGAGCCGGAACCTGCACGTTAACGGCTGTTGACAGTTCTCCATTATCAGGAGACGGATTTGCTGCCACTGTTAAAATGAGTGTTGACACTATCACTGGCAGTAATTTCGGTGTTAACTATAACGTAGGGGATCGATTAACATTGGCAGGCGGCACTGTTGCAGTTGGTGGCGGACCGGCTATTATCGAAGTATTGTCTACAGCAACTACCCCAGGTGCTATTGTTACATTTAGAATAGTATCAACAGGTGTGTATACTGCATTGCCCGGATCGTCTGGAGTAACAACTACCACAGACAGTGCATTCGGTAGTGGCGCAACATTTAATGTTACCTATAAAGTTAACTCGGTAGCAATTACCAATGGTGGATCCGGCTACAGCTTAGTATCGGTTCGTATCACAGGCGGTGGTGGCACAGGATCTTTTGGAACTGCCGTTGTATCATCAGGTGTAATTTCTTCTATTGTTATTGATGATCCGGGTTCTGGTTTTATAACATTACCAACAATTATCGCTGACCTTCCAAGATTCTTAATTAGAACAGACAACTATAGAACAGACTTTACAGGTGATGTATTAACTAATACTCCTACAGCCTTTAGAGGTCGCGATATTAGAGAAGGATTGTTCTTAAAAGGTCTTAACTCCGGTGCGCTGGCACAGATACTTTCTCACAGTGGAGCACTAGACAGTAGTGGTAACGAAATATTCGATTGCGATATCAAATACGGTGCTTTTGAACTTGGCGAGCCAATTCTCTACGGTGATGCTGCAAGAAGCACACAAGTTACTGTTTTAGTTGAAAGTGGTATCTATGAAGAAAACTATCCATTAAGAGTTCCGCAGAATACTTCTATTGTTGGTGACGAGTTCAGACGCTGTATTGTTCGACCAAGACAAGGAACATCATCAAGCCCTTGGGCATTTATGAAATTCCGCAGAGATTTAATCAACGACGGTTTAACCACAGCTACACAAGAGTTTGGATATCATTATCTACAAGATCCTAGTCAACCAGTTTATCCAAAAATTGATAACAAAGGGGCTTACAAATTAGCTGCGGCACTGTTGACCTTAAACAGACAATTCCTTGCTGAAGAAACTGTAGCATGGATTGACGCTCAAATTAGAGCAGGCACAGCACCATTTACCACAACATTTACCTACGACAGCAGAATATGCAAAAGAGATGCTGGTTTAATTATTGATGCTATTATCTTTGACCTTAAGTGGGGTGGATACAACAGAACTATTTCAGCTGCATTAAAATACTTCCAAAATGCCAGCGGGCGTATAGCCATTACCACACAACTATCACAGACCTTAGCGGCTGTTGATAGATTAAATGCAATTGCTCGTCAAGTAGTTAATAACGTGGTAGTGTCTACAAACCAGGTAGATTATAATCAAATTATTGATACTGCATACATTGTCGAATCAGGCGCTGTGGATGTTATTGATGATCTGTTTGTTGCACTGAAAGATGTAATGGATGGTTCCGGTTCAGTTAACTATCCTAAGGAAAATGATCAGATGGACGTATTCCTTGCTAACGATGCGGTTCGTTGGCAGGCAATTACCGCGCAGGGACATGGCGGATTTATGTGTGTGCTTGATCCAGAAGGTCAAATTCTTGCTAAATCTCCGTATGCACAAGAGTGTGCTTCATTCTCTAAGAGTATTGATGCTCAAACATTTGCCGGTGGTATATTTGTTGACGGATTTGCAGGTAACCTAGAATTTAGAATTACCAATGTAGTAAGTTCGACTAGACTTGAAGTTACTGGATTAGATCGATATCCACAACTTCCATGTAGCTTTATCTATCTTGACACTGTTTATCGTATCAACTATATCAGAGACTTTGTTTATAACAAGGATGGATCCACTGCTACATTCGTCTTAGATGAGACTACGCAATGGCCTTATACATTATTCAGTTACAACGAATCTATTTGTAACAGAGACGTTGGTTTAATCATTGACGGTCTTGGCTATGATGTGGTTTTCCAAACGAACTATCATGCTAGAAGATCAGGATCAACTTATAGACTGGCCAACGCTGAAGTAGTTATTGACAGCCAAAAAGATTTAACAGTCCGAGCTATTACCTATGCTCATGAATTGGCTAGAATTGCTGTATCCGATACCACATCTCAAAATACTGTTGACAATAGCTCTACAATTATTACTAAAATTGTTAATAGAGGATTGGTATATTCTCCAACATTGATATTAACCAACCCTCCAAGTTTATCAACTAATCTAGCAAATGCCAAAACATTGTTATTGGCCAACGTAGATTTTGTCAAAGATGAAACTATAGCGTGGATGAATGCTCAAATTGTTGGAAACATTTCTCCATTTACCAGCGCATTTGTCTACGATTCGATTACCTATTCTAGAGACATAGGATTTATCTGCGAAGCTGTGGCCTATGACTTAATCTACGGCGGTAACAGTCAAACTAGAGATTCTGGTTTAAAATACTACGACGGTGTAGGTTCTGCTGTAACATTACAAATTCCCGGTCAGGTTGCCGAAGCAGCAGCAGCATTGACCTATACCAAGTATTTGATCAAACAGGTCATACAAAATCTTTCGCCGGCAACATCGTATTCTACAACTCCTAGAGTAACAGGAACAGGTGCTAGTGCAACAGAAGCCGCTACTGTTGAAACATTAATGTCAAACCTAGTGGCCATTGTAAGTGGCGGTGTTGGTGCTGCTCCTAGCGAAACACTTCCGGACCTTAATGCTTATGCATATAGCACAACATTAAAAACAGCAAGAACAGCATTACAGACCAACAAATCAACTATTCAAACTCAAACAGTTGGTTTTGTAAACACCAATGCTAATAGATTTGAAATCCTAATGCCTGGTAATAGATCTATTCTAGGCAATGACTTTACACAGGTCAACGACATGGGCTATGGTATTTTTGCTACCAACGGTGCTCTAGTTGAAGCTGTGTCAATTTTTACCTACTACTGCTATACATCATATTATTCATTGAACGGTGCGCAGATTCGTTCTGTAGCTGGTTCAAGTGCTCACGGTGTATATGCTCTAGTAGCTGAAGGATCAGATCCGTTAGAAGTTTCAACTCCAACTACCATGTATTTTGATATGGCGCAAAGAGTTGACTCCTATTATCCAAGTCCAAGTTACGCTAACTCTACAGGCGGATTGTTTATCTATGTAACCAATTATGATTACGAACCTTTAAACAATTCTGAATTAGAAGTAGATCACGGAAATCTAATTTATAGATATCCAGTAACTTCTGTGACCACAGCTGATCTTCCTACAGGTGTTGCTAGACTAAACTTGACCAGCGACACTACTGGTAACTTTGATGGTTTATATGCTTCCATAGCCGACGGCACTAAGATGTCTCTTAGAGCCAATTCTCAAATTATCTTAACAGGCGGACTACAGGATGTTGCTGTTAGACCATCCACTGGTTTGATACTTGCAGAATCCGAAGACGTGTATCGTGTGCTTCAATTTGAAGAATACTCAGATACTACCAACGAACCATACGGTGTATTGTTTACCGCAGGTTCTCCAGGAATTATTTCGTTAACTTCAACGGTTACAACCATTGCTACAAACGTTTGCACGACTAGCAAAAATCACAAATTAAAGATAGGCGATAGATTCATACCAACTTCTACTGCCAACGGATTTACTTCTGGCACGACATATTATATTATTGAAGTTCCGAAATACGATCAGTTTAAAGTTTCAACATCGCCTTCAGGTAGTTCAGCAACACTGACTAACGGAACTGGTCTTACTATTGTTGGACGTAGAACACACAAATTCTTAGAAAAATTCACAGTTAGTTTTACAACCACAGGAACATTACCAACTGGTTACTTTGCTGGAACAGCATACTATGTTATATCAGACGGTTTAACCAATACTGATTTTAGATTATCAGCGTCTGATAACGGTGCTCCAATTGTTATACCGTCTGCAGGCTCAGGCACACATAGATTGTTCTTAGAAGGATTAACTAAAACTACTCTAAGAGAAAACTATAACTACATTGATTTTACATATTATCAACCAGGCGAGTTTGTTTCTGGAACAGCAGTTACTTGCACAATCAGTATAGCTTCGCCAGCAGTGGTGACTAAATCATCACACGGTTTTACCGCAGGCACAGTTTTAAAATTTACCACAGACGGAAGTTTACCAACAGGTATTAGTTTAAACAAACATTACTTTGTTATTTCTACAGGATTAGGTCTCAATACTTTCCAAATATCCGAAGCGCCGGGCGGCACAGCCGTAGACACTTCCGGATCACAGTCTGGAACACACACTGTTGGTAAAGTAACAGGACGAGTAGGTGACAGCAGCTTTGCAGTAGTGGCCCTAAGTCCAGGAGACACTGCAAGAGCTGATGGTGCCAAATTTGTATTCAAAGGTGAAGAGTATATAGTTTCCAACTATGAAAACGAAACTGATACTGGAGTGCCATATGGCAGAGTGAACTTAAATAGACCGTTGGTGGATGCTATTAACGTCTATCAAAACTCTCACACTATCAAAGCCGGTGTCCCTATTAGATCAGACGGTGCTGACGGAACTTTAACAATTCGTATTTCGTTGACTCGTGTAACAGGACATGACCTGTTAGAAATTGGAACAGGATCTTACGCTGATACTAACTATCCAAACGAAATTTATGGGCCACCAGTTAACTCTGTTAACGATGCCAACGAAACTGAAGAAAGAGATGTTGGTCGTGTATTCTACGTGACCACAGACCAATTTGGTAACTTTAGAGTCGGTCCTTACTTTAGCGTTGACCAAGGAACTGGTAGAGTTTCTTTCTCAGCTGCGATTGCTTTAAGTAACCTAGACGGTATTGGTTTCAAACGTGGTGTTCCAATTTCAGAGTTCTCAACAGACTCTGGTATGACTGATAATGCCACTGATACAGTGCCAACAGAAAACGCTACTAGAACATACATTGATCGAAGATTAGGATTATCACATAGTGGTTCTCCAGTAGTTGGCACTAACTTGATTCCTCCAATTAGTGGCGGATTTATGTCGCTTGACGGTCAATTGGGCATGAAAGGAACAATGGATCTTAATAACAATAAGATCATTAATCTTTCAAATCCTACTAATCCTCAAGACGCTGTTAACTTAAGAAGTTTAACATTTAATAACTTACAAGAGTTTACAGTTAACAATATTCAAGCAGCAGACACATTGATCTTTACTGGCGCAGGCAACAGTGCTGTTAACGCTAGAATTACTGGTGACATTACCTTTGATTTAAGAACTGGCGTTGATAGTTCGTTGAACACTATCGATGCACAGATCAATGCTGGTGCTATTGTTAATGCTGATATCAATGCTTCAGCAGCTATAGCACAGAGCAAACTGTCTATGACTGCTGCGGGAACAAGAGGCAATGCCACAGGCATTACTCAAGCAGACAGAGGTCTAGCTAGTTTTGATTCCAATCAGTTTAACGCTACCAGCGGTTGGATCAGCATTAAAGATAACGGAATTCTATCTAGTAAGATTGAACAAATTGCTACAAAAACTGTGTTAGGTAATTCAACACTAAGCACTGGAAACGTTGGTTCTGTGGCATTTACCACAGTGGTCAATGACGGTGGCGCTGTTAAGAAAACACAATATAGTTCAGCAGGATTCTTAAGAAGAACAGGCGGCACTGGTGCATCAGATGGTGACTACACTGTCATTGACGCAGCAGCAGGATCAAGTTCAAGCGTAGAAGCCAGCAAACTTATTGTTAGAGATTCCAACGGCGACTTTGGTGGTAGAACTGCTGACTTACAATCTATCAAGATTGACACTAATCTAGCAATTGATACTGCCACAGCAGGCTCAGGTGGCTATATTAGATTGTATGGTTACAACACACAAGGTGGTATTTTAGTTTCAGACGGCTCATTGGCTGTTGATAAGAAAACTTCTTACTGGAACGATGTCCATCAATTCAAAACACAAAACGGTGTTAGCGATGCTCCTATAACTTGTTCAAGTGTTCAAACACTGGTATTGACAACTGGTGGCAATACCACAGGAGGAACAATTACAGGACGCTGGACACTAACTGGCACATCACCAAATGAGTCAAGATTACAGGCCACATACTCCGCTGACCTTGCAGAATACTATGAAGGTGACAAGGAATATGAAGTAGGCACAGTTCTTGTATTTGGCGGTGATAAAGAAGTTACAACTTCAAACGTCAAAGGCGACACAAGAGTAGCAGGTGTTGTATCAAATACCGCAGCTTTTGTAATGTATGATGCGTGTCCAGGATTTAAAAACTTAGTTGCTTTACAGGGACGTGTTCCTTGTCGTGTAGCAGGAAAGATTAAGAAAGGCGATCTGTTAGTTACATCATCAATAGCTGGTGTTGCTGTAGCCGCTGTAGATGTGAAGGTAGGAACTGTGGTTGGTAAAGCTCTACAAAACTACGACTCGGATCACATTGGAACAATTGAAATTGCGGTAGGGAGAACATAATGCCATTAGAACAGATATCATCGGGCTCACCACCGTTACTATGGAGTAACGTTAATGACGCATTTACTAAAATCAATGCTAACTTTGAAACACTAGCAGCGTCAATCGGTGGCGGTGGATCATTAATTGATTTTGAACAGTTTGATAATAATGTAATACCAGCTGTGTCAAATGCTATTCGGTTAGGAGATATTACCAAACCGTGGAAACGCTTACACGTCGACAGTTATAGAGACAATCTAACCGATACCATGAATGGACTTTGGTTAGGATCTGCACATATCAAAGGTATCAATACCAGTATAGACCTTCCAATAGGTTCAACAGTAAATGGCAGTTTAATCATTGATCCAGAGAAGACATTCTTTAGACGTGTGTCGGTAGATGATTTTAATGTCATCGAAGCCAACGATTTCAGCGACACTTTGAATCTTGCAGCCGGAACTGCCATGCAGTTGGTTGTTGATTCATCAGCAGAAAAAATTACTATTAACAACGCAGGTGTAACAAGCCTAATAGGCGGAACTGCTATTTCAGTAAGTTCATCTACTGGAAACATCACGGTGACTAACACCGGTGTTACCAGTTTAACTAACTCAACTTCATTACCCGGTGGATTAACCGCTGGGTCCGGAATATCGGTAAGCGCAGCCACTGGCGGAGTATTAATTACCAATACCGGTGTTCTACAAGTTCAACAGGGTTTTGGTATTACTGTTTCTACAGATACTTCTACAGGTATTGCTACAATTTCAAACTCTGCTCCAGCACAGGTTACATTTAGAAACTTTGTAATTAATGGGGATGCTATCAACGCTATTGTAGCAGACAGCACCTCTGATACATTTAATCTTAACACAGGTTATGGATTAATCACTACCAAAGATCCTGCTACAGATACACTTAATATTTCTCTAAATCAAAGAATAGATATTATTGGTTCTATATTTGGCGATGACAGTTCTGTGTTAGTAGACGGTGTTAACCGTTACATCTACGGTAATGTTTCAGCTACAACATTAAGAACATCAGAAACAAAAATAGCACTAGGCAGTGGTGCTGGCGCAACAAGTCAAACTACCGGAGCCATTGCTATAGGTCAGCAAGCAGGCGAAGCTAGTCAATCAATGGCAATAGCGATTGGTTCTGGCGCAGGTCAAGCTAGCCAAGGGTTTATGGCTGTTGCTGTCGGACACGGATCTGGTCTTGGAGGTCAAGGTGCTAATGGTGTAGCTATAGGAGCAAGTGCAGGAGAACTTAATCAAGGGTCAAGCGGTATTGCTATTGGATACTATGCTGGTAAAACTACACAAGAAAGTGGAGCGGTGGCAATTGGTTATACTACGGGACAGGTTACACAAAGAACAGGAGCAGTAGCCATCGGATGGAGTGCTGGTCAAACCAATCAAGGTGCAAATGCAATAGCCATAGGATATCGAGCAGGTTTTACAAATCAAAATGCAAGTTCCATTGTATTGAATGCTAGTGGCGCTGCACTAGAAGCTGCTGCCGCAGGTTTGTATATTAATCCAATACGATCGTCCAGCAATGGCCGACCATTAATGTATGATACAGCTACCAGCGAATTATTTTCAAGCAGCGTATTAGAATTCATAGGCAGCACTATCTCAACCAGTGATTCAAGTGCTGTGCAGTTTGATGGGCCAGTTAATTTTCAAACTTCTATTATTGTCGACGGAAATATTACACTTAAAGATAATTTAATTCTCGAAAAGAGATTGTCCATAGGTGAATTAGAAGGTGTTAACCAAGAGTTAAACATTTATTCCAACTGGGCTAAAGACACTGGCATTTCTATATATTCTGGGACTGGAACAGAATCAGTTACGTTAACATCAAATCGAGTTGTGGGAGTTGTTACTGGAGTTGGGCCAACTCAGAAGGAGTGGGTATTTGATACTAATGGTCAAATACAATTCCCCGATTCTAGGTATCAAACTGGCGCTGCTATTAGTATAGCAGAATTAAAAGTATTGGTAGCGGCAGCTGGCAGTTATGCTGCATTCCAATCAGCAATAGCAGCGTTAGCATAAGGAGCGCATAGATGTCTAAACAATCAATAAACATAGGCGCAACAGCAAACGATAGGACTGGAGACAGTCTTAGATCTGCGTTTAATAAAGTCAATGCTAATTTTACAGAACTGTATACCGCACTAGGATTAGATGTTGCTCCTTTAAATATTGGCGCATTTGAATTTACCGGAAGCACTATCAGCACCACAGACAGTTCAGCAATCACCATTGATCAAGCTACTACTGTTACAAGTAATTTAACAGTAGGTGGTGATATACTGCCACAGACTGCGCTTGGTGGTAACTTAGGTAGTGCATCACAGCCTTGGAAGAGTTTGTATGTCAGCAACAATACTATCTACATTGGCGGCACAGCCGTAGGAGTTGATAATACTGGAAAACTTACAGTTGGTGGCAACAGGGCTGCACCAACAATCACAGCCAGCGATGGTCTCACAGCCACAACAGATGCCAACGGCAATGTTAATATTGGGTGGAGTGATACATTGTATGTTGGAAGCCAAACTCAATATGGTTTTGAAGAAATTATAGATGAAGGTGGTCCAAGTCCTATATACTCTTCAAGACTATCTCTGCCAATGATCACAGAATTTTTAGGTGGCGAAATCAGTCTTACTGCGTGGGGACCGGCTGTTAATATAACCGTAAGAGACACTAATACATTTGTAGAATATCTCTGGAAATTTAACGATAAGGGTAGAACAACATTCCCTAACGGAACTGTGCCAGAACACAGTTATGGTGCTGCCGGAGACAAGGAAGGAATGGTGGTATTCACTGACCCTTACATCTACTACTGTAAACAAGACTATGTTAATAACTCAACTGATATCTGGGTTCGTGTAGCGTGGACTGGCACTAGCTGGTAAAAGGAAATACTGTGTCCGTTAAGAAAATAGAACTCTACGACTTACATCCTGCTAATCCGTTAGTTGAAGTCATTAATACGGTCAATGAAAACTTTGAGAATCCTATGACATTTAAAAAATTAGAACTAAAAGATTTACATCCTGCTAATCCACTAGTTGAAGTTATTAATACTGTCAATGAAAACTTCGATGCTCTACACGACTCGTTGCAAAATGCGGATACCATCAACAGCACTGACACGGTTGTGGACAACGAAACT